AAGAACTGATCAGTATAACGCAGAGTTTATTTACCGTTTCACGGCTGGATGCTGTAGAACGGAGCAGGATCAAACGTCTTAACTACTTTAATGTTCGTGATCTTGCCTATAGCGGCACCGCCAAACTTCGGAGCCATACCGTAGCGCTCGTAAATCTTGAGCCTTCTGATGTCTCTGAGTGGATCATCGAAATCGGCGGTTGTGGGTTCTTCTGCGACGAACAGATATCCAACGTTAGCCGAATCGAGTATGTAGATTTCCGTGGTCTTTTCGTTGCCATTGACCGTGAACGGCACAAACCTTGACAGAATGACTCTGAGCGGTTTACCAATGATGCCAGTTGGGAGCTCTATGGCTGCAATGTGTCTACCCTCGAGATTCGTTGTCTTACCGAGAGCTTCGTACACATCCGGTTGTCCGCCTCTGATTTCAGGCCAGCGAATGAGCGAGCCCTTCTCGCCAGCCGTTGCGTAGAAGAACGAGCGGAGCGTGCCATTGAACGCAAAAATTGGGTATGCGAGAGGATGCATGATTATCGTGTCTGGCACGAAACCTTTTTCCATCATGGCAACACAGGCTTCGATGATGTCATCGATGGTGAGACCGCCGTTCGCATTTCCGTGTATGTCTACTCCAGAACCGCCGTCTTTAACAGTCTGCGCCGTTTTGATGAACATATCAATAGCTTTCTTTTCCTTCCATCTTGCGAGCGCCTTCAAACCTTCCTCGATCTAGCTGTTGACGATGTCATACCTCGAATAAGCTATAGCTTCTTCGGTGATAGAAATCATGAGTCCAGCTTTCTGGATGGTAACTGTTGCGAATGCTCCACCGCCAACTTTGAGCGTCATTTCTGGATACTCTGAACCTTCTGGTACATCCAGATCCTGACCTATAGCGCCTTGGAAGGTTGGAACCTGAATCGCCAAAGACGGTCCAGTGTCAACGTTGACCTTTTCCAGAAGTTTTGTGACCACGAGCGTGTTGTCATACACTTCGCCAGCAATCTCAGTTATGACTTTTGGAAAGTAATAAGCGAACTCCTCGGATGTCAAAAGGTCCTTAAGCGTGTATTTCTGGGACTTGTCAGAAAGTTTTCCACCGTTCCTCAACAGCTTCTTAAAAACTCGGATTTTTGCTTTTTCTTCCAAATCCGCTTTCAGCTATTTGACAATATCGCTGTCTCCAGCTGCCATACTAATAAGTTCTTCTTCGACAATTTGTTTCACGTAGTCCCTAAATTCCATGATCTATAACCTCCTTTTAGATAACAATCATATCCAGAGCTGGATCAACAGACCTTTTTTGGTCGTAAGGTCGATACCGTCCATGATACCAGCTGTCTGTTTGCCAGGAAGACCGGATGCGAACTCCTCAGGAACGTACTCGACATTCTCAAGACCGCCAGTGAAGCTTGGATCCGCAACGACATCGATGAGCTTGATCAATCTGCCAACCACGAAATCGAGAGCAACATTTTCCTGCGATGCCAGCGGTACAGGAAATCCGGATGCGTCCAGTACCAACAAATCGCCAGCTGTGTAGGCAACAGAATCGTGTGCGGTATCTACACCAAGCAGAATAACAGCTTTTTGCAACAGACTGACACCCTTCTGGGGTTTGAACCACGGATCGTTGTAGTCTTTGAACACATCTGTTAGCGCTACACCTATGGGTTTACCAATTTTGACATCGGCTGTTTCTGTGGTACCAAGCTTATTTGTGCTCGTCTTAGGTCCGGTCAAGCTTCCGCCGGTGTCGATGTCCACTACTCCATGTTCAACATCGGTCTGGGTGTAAGTGAGCGTTTTTTCACCAACAAACGCCGGAACGAGATATCCATTCGCATCAAGCGTCACAAATGTTCCTTTCTTGATGACTATACCGGCGTTGAGAACTGGGTCAACGTCCACGATTGGTAGATACGGAGCGGGTTTGAGATTCAGACCTCCACCAATCTGAATCCCATCTGAGTACTTTCTGAAGTTCGAGTGTTCCTAGCTTGGGTAAAGCGGTCGAGAATTAATCAATCTTGCCATGAGTTTTTACCTCCTTAACGCTTATTTGCCAAGGATTTTATTTAGCACCTTGTTAACATCCACCATCTAAAGTTTTTGCGGATTTTCGTCCTTAACAACCTCTTTGACCTCATCTTTCGGTGCGTCCGCTTGAGTTGGAGCGACTTCCTCTTTAGGTTCTTCTGGTGTTTCCTCTTCTTCGTCACACTCTTCGCAATCCAGCAAAGCTTCAACGATCGTCAAGAACTCCTTTTCTAGCATAGCCAACATGTCAATAGAATAATTGCTGTAATGATCTTTTAGCGCTTTCAAAGACTCGTCATCTGCGACATTTAGAATGATGGATTTGAGAAACACAACTTTGTCAACCAAAGAATCTTTCAATCTCGCGTTCAATTCGTTGTATGCTTCCTGAAGCTTATTATAAGCATCCTGCAACTGCTATAACTGATTTACGGTATCTTCGTACTTGCGAAGAAGTTCCTCATGTTCGGCTTTCATTCTATCCAGTTCCTCCACAACAATACCTCCTTGTACTTTATCTTGCAAGGATGAATTAACATTCGCATCCTGTGTTTTTTCTACATCTACGCCTATATGCTTCTAAGCCTCTTCCAACGGCACTAACTCAAAATCAACTATACCGGCGTATTGATCGGCTGGTACGTTTACAAAACTCACCTCTTGGTATCTTATTCCAACAGGAATCTAATAAGCTGTGATACCGTCGTATTCCTCACCCGGAATGTGCGTGCATCTGTTTGGATCTTCTTCGTCACATCCACCATACACGCACATATGTTTGCCACACACGCTACAAATCAAATCATCGCAAGTGAAACCGACACTCACGGTTTTATAAATCCCGGCGAGGATTTTCTGTATCTATACCTCGTCTGTTACGTATCCAACAACCAAAACCACGCCAGAAGCCTCTGCTGGCAATATCTACTGAGGGTTCAAACCCAACTGGCGCTACACGCTCTGAACGTTCGTTTGATCGACATAGAACTATTCCTAGACTCTTCCTACCGCATCTGCGCTCTCATTGTGATGTACCAATATTGGAACATTGTACGGTTTGGTCCAAGATTGAATCTATTGTTTGACCTCGTTTTTGGTGTATATACGATTGTTGATTGGCATGTCTGTGTGCGTTGCGGCAATTATGACTCTCAACTATTTGTTGCTTATATCCGCATCTTTTAAACGTTCGGCGTGCACTTCAAAATCAATATGCAACATAAACGACTTCCTCCTTGTTGGTAACATCGCAAATTAATTAACTATTCGGTTCAATCACTTTTTTCGTTCGACTCAGAATGCTGATTTTGAGGATTCAACAAATTTTCCGTTTCCTAACCCTTCTCAGGTTGAGTAGATTTCTAACTCGGTGCGCTCAACAACAACGTCGGTATCTTCACTCTGTAGATGTACATATCTTCTTGATCGACTGTTGGATTCAAACCGAGCAATGTTCTAACTTCGGTTTGAGTTATCACCGAATGCTCGTACAGATAAGTGTAATGCGTTCTGAGTTTGATCATGTAATCCAAATCTGGATCGTTGAACATCAACTTTGGCATAGCGTCTCCCAATTTTCTGGGATCAAAGCCAAGATCGAGAAGCAAATGTTCCAACACCTCATGTTGGAATTGAGCTGCGAACTATCTTTGAAGTTCTCTCTAACGAGCTAGTCCGGTGTTTATAGACACTTCAGCCGTGGCTCTGTTAGCCTATCCAGCTTCACCAAGCATGATTGCGGACAAACCCAACGCTCCATAGACTCTGTGACGTATGCGATCATAAAAACCGAGAATTTGCTCTAACACGCTGGTTTGAGCTATCTGCACACTGTGATTGTGTGGCTAAACTATGATTCCATACGGGTCAGTCTCGTTCAACATCTGACTGGTTTGAGTTATCTCCTTTTGAGATTTTGTTGGGAAATTGTTGTTTCCAACGTTGTACATCGCTATCATCAACTTACCTTCGCTGACGAGTTGTTCCATGATCATTTCCAACTTTCTCAACATGAGAATGTCATCGATCACTTCGAAATAAAACGGTCTGCCAAAACCTGTGACGATATCATAATCGTACTAAATGTGAGCAACGTTGTATTTTGGAAACACACGCTACGAAGAAGAAAACGTCGATTTGGTGACATTGAACTCTGGATCTGACACGAATATAGTCGAAATCTGTGGATTCATCAACAAAGTCAAATCTTGTTTGTAGTTCACCACTTCACCAAAAGAGTTTCTTTCAATGGCGATAGACAACGGATGCTAAACAAAAATACTCGAGATGGGTTCTAAAGTCTAATTGTTATACTTGTACTGTTTACCTGAGGTTTTGCCAGCTTTTCGTTGGAATATGTAAATCTAATTTCCGAAAGCCACGAAGTGCTTGAATGCGTCTCTGATCAACTCGTACAACGTGCTGTTGGAATTGACTTCTATCTCGTTCAATCTGCGTTGAATGGCTTCGTTCACCTTCTAATCCGAGCTTTGAATGACAAAGCCGTTTTGCAGCTACAATTCCGTGTAAAGCGAAACAATCTGTTTCACCAAACTGTCCGTGCGATAAATCTTGTAAAGCTTCAACAACGACGGGTTGATTTGAAACCCAGTTGGTTCAATAACCTTGATTTTGTCTTTTTT